ATGAAAGTTGAATTAACCATTGATCGTACTAAAGAACTTCCTAAGGGCGCGGTCCCGGCGCTGGAAAAAGAATTATCAAAACGACTCCAGAATCAGTTCGATGAATGCAGTCTGGTTATACGCCGTGCAGGATCACATGGTTTAAGTGTTTACGGTCGCGAAAAGGAAGCTAAGAAGATGGTTGAGGAAATCCTCCAGCAGACCTGGGAAAGCGCAGACGACTGGTATTATTGAGACAGCATGCAATAACTTTCCAGTGTGGAGGGGGACTGGTGAAACAAAAAGAAGAATTACCGAGCAAGGGATACGCAGTCATCAGATGCCACGATGGGGTTATCGTTGCCAGACTGCACTCATTTCCAGAATGTGATCGTGCTTTGATGTATAGACATGGCGATATGGTATCGTTCACTCCTTTGCGGGAAGAAGAAATTATTGGTACGCCAACCCTATTTACCCAAATGTTGGAAAAAGCAGGGTATCGGGTTCACTTGCCATCGAATTAGTTTCAGATAAGTAAACATCTCAATTTCAAATATAGAGTTGTTGGTACAGCAATAACTCTATGTTCTCCTCCTTGGAATCCACTGCCAGTCAATTTTCAGCAGGATTCCCTTTTCATACATTTCTCTCCCAATCTGCTGTTTTAAAGATAATAAAAAACTACCAATTTTTGTTTTTTGTATCTTTCCACATTGACTTTAAAACAGCTCGGGAATAGCATAAAACAACTGTATGTATATACAGTTTTGCTTTTATTTAATGATTTTAAAGTCAAAGAGGAATTATATGCCTAACGAAGATACTATTAATGTTGATGGTGGTTCTGGCGGTAAAGATAGCGGTATTCATTGGGGGGGCGGCGGTAATGGAGGCGGTAACGGGTCTAATTCATCCGGTGCAAACCTTTCAAGTACGCCGGAGGCGCAGAAACCTGCTGCATACGGTGTACCCGCTGTCATTGGCGTTTATGATGGTATGTGGGGTTTTACTTTATTTACCAAAACGACGCTTCAGGAAGCTATGCAAGCTGCACTGACCCGTATTGAGCAAGGCGCCGTCGCAGCAGTTCCGCTTGCTGGCCGTCTTTTAGGGGCAACTATTGGTGCTCTGATTCCATCTGAGATCGCAAAAGATGATCCTCGTATGATGGCGACGGCTCATCTTGTGAACTCTTTACCATTTGATAAAGTGTCAACCACTCCGCCTTCTGCTTTACCGACTCAGAAAGCTACAGTAGTACACACGCGAATTGCTGATGTTGTTGATGAAGACGGCAAACAGCATATCGCTGTTGTTAAAAGCAAAAATATGCCAATGAGTGTGCCGGTTGTCGATGCGAAACCAACGAAACGCCCAGGGGTTTACACTGCTGGTGTTGTTCCGGGTAAACCGGATCTGCACGTGAAAGTTGATGCGGGTAAAGCACCGGCTGTATCACAATCACAACCAAAAGGTATTCAGAAAGAGCAGGGAGCATCTCGATACCCTGGTTTCACAACCGGACAAAACACTCACGAGGCTATAGTTCGTTTTCCTGATGGTAAGAGTCCACCTATTTACGTATCTGTAACTGAGGTGAGCACGCCTGATCAAGTTAAAAAGCGTCTGGAGGAGGAGAAACGCCGAACACTTGCATGGGCATTAAATAGCCCTGTTGAAGCAGCAGCCAAAGAAGATAAAGAGGCTGGCGACCAGTTGAGTCGTGCTCAGGCAGATATTGTTAAAGCTCAGGAACGGTTAAATAAAGCTCTTCAAGCTATACCGCAAAGAAATAGTGATCTCGACGCTGCAAACAAAGGTGTCGAAGCAATGTTGAAATGGGTTAAACAGGTAGAGGTATATGCTCATGATCCAGATCACCCGGGTCATCGAGTATTTCTCCAGGCTGGTTACAAGCTAGGATTGGCTAAGGAAAAAGCCAAAGTAAGTAAGGCTGCTCTTGATGCCGCAATAAAAGAAAAAGCAGATGCGGAAAAAGCCCTTGCGATCGCTGTAGAAAGCCGTAAACAAAAGGAGCAAAAGAAAAAAGCTTCAGAGCAAAAACTGGCTGACGAAAAGAAAAAACCGCGTAAGGGTGCTAAAGACTATGGACATGATTATCATCCAGTTCCCAAAACCGAGGAAATCAAAGGGTTAGGTGATCTGACCAAGGGGGCGCCTAAAACGCCTAAACAAAACGGTGGCGGCAAACGACCGCGCTGGTATGGTGATAAAAAGAGTAAAATTTACGAATGGGATTCCCAGCATGGGGAGCTTGAGGGTTATCGAGGTAGTGATGGTAGCCATCTGGGCGCGTTTGACCCTGCAACTGGTAAGCAGGTCAAAGGGCCAGACCCGAAGCGCAATATTAAAAAGTATCTTTGAGAGGGATTTATGGGCTTAAAAATTCGCATTAGCTGGTTCGATAAGAAGACAGAAGACTTCAAGGGCGAAGAGGTATCAAAAGACTTTGGAGAGGATAGTTCAGTAATGGAAAGCCTCGGTCTTCCAATGAAGGACAATCTCAATAACGGTGAATTTGATATGGATAATGGTTGGGTGCCACTACTGCAACCTCATTTCCAGAATCGTATTGATACCACCAAGTTTAATTACTTTGTCGCCTTTGATTATCGTGACAAATGGTAATATGACATTGGTTATGTACTGGTAAACCGGGCTTAGGCTCGGTTTTTTCTTATACTATTATTAATAAATTATGTATTCCTTTCTGTTTTCGTATCACTCACAACTCTGTTAGAATTAATACATAGGCCTGAACACCCTATACCTGCTGCGCCACTGGAGATAAACAATGGCGCAAGAAACAATCAAAAATAAATCCTTACTGACCCCTCAAAGGGCCAGCAATTTTCTTTTGATGTCACTCCAGCAGGAGGCGGCATGAAGCAAAGCTGGTTCACTCACACCGGACTGACAACCGAAGAAGCTAATGAGCTGGTAGCTCGCTACGAATCCAATGGCGTAACCGTCGAGAAAAGTCTCGATATAGATCCGCGGTTCTGGTTAGTCAGCGCATATCTTCCTCAGTTCGTTTCATCACAGAGAGCACAGCAAAACATGCGTTCACACGGACGGAGGTAAAATAGAGATGCGCGCTCTGTTACATCCTGTGATTGTTCGTGAATTAGGTGTTGTGTTGCTGAAGCCAGGCAAGGAGCTGCTGAGTTTGTTTGGGAGCGGAAGAGTCTTGATCGAACGTCAGCCTGCCAGCATGTCGGGATACCAGACAGGCCGCGTTCCCGATGCACGGCAACCGTTAGCTGAAAACGAGCAATTAAGAACTTTCTTTCTGAATGAGGATGTCATTCGTGCTGTGGGTGGTATACGTGGGCTTGATTACTGGTTGCTCCACTACGGTGGGGGCAAGTGCCAGAACACTCATGGCGATTATCACTATCATGAGATGACCGTAATGCATCATGAACCCGGCTCGATTCTGCTATGCGGCTACTGCGACAATGAGTTACGAGATCAACATATTGAGGCACTGGCTGAGCTGGCGTGCCGGAATGTAATCGCATTTGTTCTCGATTCTGTCCGTATTTCTCTTGGCATGGACAAGGCCCGGGAGATCTCGCTCGCAGAACTCAGCTGGTGGGCGGTTCTTGCCGGCGTTACTGAAGCACTTCCCGAATTTGCGGCCCGTGAAGCGCTTCGCCTGCCGGAGGACAGCAAGATTGGGCGCGAAAGTGATATAACGCCAAGGATACCAGCCACCAGCATTCTCGCTGAGAAAGTCACCGCTGTTGACGTACCTGACATCATGGCAGAACCGCTGGTGGGTGTGCTGGTGGATCCTGCTCCTCCGCAGTCCTTCATGCGTCGCCCTAAACGCTTGCGCTGGGAGTGTCGCGAATATCTCGATTGGGTGAAAACTCAACCATGCGAATGCTGCCAGCAGCAGTCAGATGACCCACACCACTTAATTGGATGGGGGCAGGGTGGCATGGCAACCAAAGCCCATGACATTTTCGCGATCCCACTCTGCCGTAAACATCATAACGAACTGCATAACGACCGGCGGGCATTCGAGCGCAAATATGGCTCGCAGCCGGAGATGATTATTAAAGTGCTGGACCGGGCCTACGCGCTCGGCGTTCTGGCGTAAGGATTAAAGATGATGACACCACGTCAACGCCGTAATCATATTGAAGCGCTGGGTAAAGCAGCAATGGCACCACGTAAGAGCTGGCTGGGGAAAAGCATTTTGCTTACAGATGTCCAGTCGGGTTGGATTAAATCTCTCCTTACTGTCTGGGGCGAAAATGTTCGCGGAGGTACAGCCCCGACAAAACCTTGCGCGCATTCGTGCTGGAATGCTCTTAGGGGCAAAAACTGGTCCGATAAAGCGCTTGAGCGTTTTACCGCGGCGTTGAATAAAGCTAGGGATGAAGGTTTCCGTGGTGAAATGGCACTGAGGCGCGCGCGTTCATTACTTTGGCCGGAGCCACTGGTCAGCGTTATCGATAAGGCCATGAATAGCGATGACGCTGAGTTTGTAGAAAATGCTGTACTCCAGGCATTCGATTTAAATGATCCGGTTTATATAGTAGGGCGCTGCTATTACACCACGCGCAAGAAAATCTCCGATATCTCCAGAGAGCTACGCCATTTAGCTCCCTGGCTGACAGATAGAGAAGCCAGAGAACGTGTGCGTTGGTGCCTGGATATTTTCCGGGCAAAAGTTTTTATTTCTGCTCAAAGAAATCTTGAAGAGGTTTCGTAAATGCACATTCTTTAACAAAAAGTGCTATTTATGTTCTTAAACATTGAAAACGCGTCAAGAAATTAGATAATTCATTCATGCTTGTCAGAGCTGCGCCACGATGGCAGCGATGTAAAACGACAATTTGTAAAAACTCTGAACCCCGCCAGTCGGGGTTTTTTGTTATCCGGCGATACGACAGGGGTATTCGCGAAGGTGCGTTGCACCAGTACCCCTGTCATATCGTCGTTTTTCTCAATTCCTCAAACCCAAACCAACTCATTATCATCAATGAAAAGCTGTACTCGTGAGCTGGTAGCACTACCGATAAGAATAATCTTAATTGCTAATAAGCAGGTGTTGTTTATTGGTAAAAAATTCTTAAGGAATACTAAATTTTAAGTGGCATTTGATAATGCTCTCGATACATAAAACACTGGGTGGGGATACACCTACATCGCAGAGAAAACTGCATGACCCATGACCAGTTGCTCATTGCTGGTCTTTTTTTCCGCCATTAGCTCAACTGGAAATAGCATGGAGCTTCTACCTCTGTGGTTCGGGGTTCGAATCCTCGATGGCGGACCAGAGAATTACTTAATTAACGATTTAGTATTTCTAACACCATCACTCACACCGCTGCCATATAATCAAATCCTCACACTGAGGAGATAGCAATGAAAGAAGGTTTCTACTGGATACAGCACAACGGCATAGTGCAGGTCGCTTACTACACCGCCGGTGTCACCGAGGACCTTGAAACGGGCCAGACAATAACTGGTGTCTGGCATGTGACACGAGGTGATGATATTTGCCACAACGGTGAGGCTGAAGTGATTGAAGGCCCACTGTCTGTGCCAGTGAAATGAATATATTCATCTGATTACTTGGCGGATTCTTTGTACTGCACATATGCTATTTAAGCATCCTGCGTAATGGATGTGTTCTGAAAGCATTTTGGTGGTGAATTCCCTATGCGGAGGGGCATTCAGTAGTTACCTGAAAAGGAAACCTCTCAGACGCGGGAACGTTTGCTGGAGTAATTCTCACCGAGAGGTACCCGGCACCACTCTCTCAGCTATTGCCAACTTAGCAACTATGCCTGCTGTCCGAGCAGGCTTTTTTTTTGCCGACACAGATAAACTATTGACCGCATGAATATATCCTGAGTAGGTTATGCATGTGGTGAATCCCATCTAAGCGGTGGGGCGTCTGGTTAACTGCTATGTGCAGGTATGCGCGCGACTTTGATGACCAGAGATAAGTCACCGGGAGGCACCCGGCGCCACAAATTTTTCAAACTTTCGTCCCATTGGAAGGGTATAGATTGTTCAAGTTTAATTCATCCTTACTTGCGATTTTTCTGCTGTCAGGTTGTAGTTCTGATCTGGTTTTAAGCCCACCTAAACAACCTGATTACAAACCAATGCCTGACATCACCCAGTCTGTGACGCCGACGCAACAGCGTGCGATCATGGCTGGAGAGAGGCCTGATTGGTCAGAAAGAACACCAGTAAGCGCTGCGAAGCGATATTAATAAACACTTATCTAATAAGGCTGCCATTGGGTGGCCTTTTTTATTTCCCCTCAAATTTACTGAGAGGATTCACAGCAATATGAGGGGGGACCGATGTCCGATCCATTTTCCGGCACGGGGCTGGCCGGTTTAGCTTTGACTGGAGCCAGTGTTTACGGTCTATTGACCGGAACTGATTACGGTGTCGTTTTTGGTGCATTTGCTGGCGCCGTATTTTACATAGCGACAGCGGCTGACCTGAGTGTGTTACGTCGCCTGGCATACTTCTTCGTGTCGTATATCGTCGGCATTCTTTGTTCGGGGCTGTTGGGTTCAAAACTCACATCCTGGACGGGGTACACCGAGAAGCCACTGGATGCTATCGGTGCCGTAATAGCTTCTGCGTTAGCCGTTCAAATCCTTACGTTCCTGAACAAGCAGGACATCGGCTCGCTGGTGGCGCTGATAACGCGCCGGGGAGGTTCAGGTGGTACTAAATGACCCAACAGCAACTATCAACGCGCTGCTCTGCGCCGGAGTTGTGATTACTCTGATGTTTTATCGCCGTGGTGATTCGCGGCATCGGCCATGGATTTCGCGTTTAGCCTGGCTGATTACCGTCACTTACAGCGCTGTACCGCTGGCGTACCTGTGTGGGATTTACCCGCATTCATCATGGGCCACCATTGCGGCCAATATCATATTCCTTTCAGTGCTGGTGGCCGTCAAAGGCAACGTTGCACGTCTGGTTGATCATCTGAGGCACTAATGGACAAAGCACAATTTCAGAAGGCGGCTGGTATCAGCGCCGGGTTAGCTGCACGCTGGTTTCCGCATATCGACGCCGCTATGAAGGAATACGGCATAACCGCACCGCTTGATCAGGCGATGTTTATTGCCCAGATGGGGCATGAAAGCACAAGATTTACCCGGCTGGTGGAGAGCCTGAATTACGCGGTTGAAAACCTGGTACCGACGTTCGGCAGCCACCGCATCACGCAACAACAGGCCGCCGCACTTGGCAGAACGGCAACGCAACCGGCAAACCAGAAAGCGATCGCCAATCTGGTATACGGTGGTGAGTGGGGAAAAGAACACCTTGGCAATCAGGTTGCCGGTGATGGCTGGAAATATCGCGGTCGTGGGCTGAAACAGGTTACCGGCCTGAGCAACTACCGCACTTGTGGCCATGCTCTAAAACTTGACCTTGTCACCCATCCAGAACTGCTTGAAAAAGATGAATATGCTGCGCGTTCTGCTGCATGGTTCTATGCGACCCGCGGCTGCCTGCTTCATTCCGGCGACGTGGAGCGCGTGACACTGTTAATCAATGGCGGCCGTAACGGGCTGGATAAACGCCGCGCGCTGTTTAACCTGGCGAAATCAGTTCTGGTGTGAGGTGAATGTGGGTATCGAGACAATAATCGGGCTGTTCGCGTTGGTGATTTCAGCGATAGCTGGAGCTTTTGGCCTGGGCCATATTCGCGGCACCAGCAAAGCGGAAGCAAAAGCTGACCAGCAGCGCAACGAAGATAACGCAGCGGCAATGGTCGCAGCAGCCGAACGCAGGGTAGAAACAACGAAAGAGGCCAGCAATGTACAGCAGACTGTTAACCATATGCATGGCGACGATGTTGATCGCGAGCTGCGGGACTACTGGACCCGTAAGGGTTGATTTAGTCGATACTGCGTGCGATTGGGTTAAACCGATTTACGGTACAGCGCACGATTGGGATGTTCTGGATAAGCAGACAAAGCGCGACATCCTGGCGCACAACAAAGCGTGGCAGGCGAACTGCCAAGGAAAAAACACCCTTCCGAACTGAAATCCAACAGTTCGGAAGGGTGGCTAAAGTAGCCATCATTACAAGGAGACTTTGAATGTAGTTCATTGCTCAACAAACAGAGTCAAATATTAAAATTAATATTCAACTTTGTGAGATTTGGATTTTAACTTATAGAACGGTCTCAATTATTTCCTTAGACCTGATGCTGACTGAAAACCACTACAAAGCCTGGCTGCTGGTGGGCTTGATAGGGTCTTTCTCCATATATCTTAGATATTTCCTTGGTGGGCTCAGATAATTCTTATTACAGTTCCGGCATCTTTTAATTTTGTGTAAGTAAAACCCACCGCTCCGTAAAATGATACGCAAAGGAATATCAAAGCAAAGAGCATTACGTAGAAACTGACGTCACCCTTAACAGAAAACTGATAAATTGCAAAAAAGCATAGTAAGACGAATGCTGACAGGGAGGATAGTGCAATAAAAGAATAAAGAAAAATCATGAGCAGGTCGTCCTGACGTTAACTTATGTCAAACCATTGTATCTACAGCCTGGCTGATTACCAACCTACTTCAATGCAACGCGCTTCTTAATGGTTACATACGCATCGTTCATCGTGAGCAGCGTGAAACGTGGAAGCGTCCCGGTGGTGGTTAAAACCGCCTGTGACTGGGTAAAACCAATCTACCTGACTGATCACGACATCGACGTTCTGGATCGGCAGACGAAGAAAAACATCTTGACGTATAATAAAGCGTGGCAGGCGAACTACCATACAACATAGAACCTCATCCATGAGGCTCTGACACAGTATCTTCTCTGGATTTTAACCGTAATAAAGTCTCACAACGCCGCACTCGATCGGCATTCATGTGTTACAGTTTGACCGTGGTGAATCCCCCTCAGCGGCGGGGCTAATTAACCTGACGACTCTTCTTCATGAGGGCATCGTGAATTTCTGAAGCAAGCGGGTCATGGTTGGTTAACCTAAAGGCTCACCGGGAGGCACCCGGCACCACAACCTGTCAGAACCAAAGCTTACCAGCTGGTGGGCTTGAGTTGAGTTCGAGCATTAAAAAAAGCCCCTGTTACGGGGCAATTATGAGTTGAATCTTTTGTTATGTTTTTGTGCTTCTTGCTCTAAGGCTGTTGGACCTTAACATCTTGCTCAAAAAATGCAAACAAAATGCATATTTAAATGTAACGACAAAAATCTTCCTCACATTGAGTCGTTACCATTACAGACGGATAAGTCAATCGTCCCTCACATAAAGGGAGGGCTTCAGAACGAAATTTAATCACAGCCTTGCCGTTGCCGGTCAAGTGTATTGAGCGCCTTCATGTAAGCGCCATAAGCTCCCTTAAAGGATTGCCCAGCTTGCTTAATTGCCGACTCTTGTAATTCTTGATTATCACCAGCGCTGTCTGCCAGATAAAAGGCCTTAAGAACGTTAGCCGCAACCATACCCAGCTCAGGAGGTGCGTAAGTCATTACTTCTGTTGCGCTTTGAACTACAGGCAACATATCCTTTCTCAGGTCGCTTCTCGTCATCGGGTTGGTTAATGCAGGTGAAAATCCAAACGAAGTTACTGAAACCATAAACTGGTTATATTTTTCTCTCAGGAGCGACTCTTGTTTATCTACCCGAATAACGCACGCTGTTTTAGAGGCATTGTGAGTTTGTAAATAGTTTCCGTACAATCCTAAAAGCGCAGTAATGCTTACACCAAGTAAGGTACAGATTACGGGAAAAATGACATTGAACTGGTTTACTCGTGGACTACGGCTCATGATCAACGCTCCTCAGTTAACAATTCAATTTTCTTTAATTAGTAAGTCCATATTTGCTGGCCATGATTTTTACGCCCAGCGCCAGAACGTGGTTGGTAATCATTTTCAGAGTCTCTTTACTTCCGGATTTAACCGCTTTTATTAATTCGTTTCCGGCTGGCGATGTGAGGCTGTCCGGCATGAGTTTCAGGCATTCAAGGCCCTTAGGGGTCAGAATGACGTCCATAAAATATTCACCATGAAAACCACCAGAAGAAAGAAAGCCTGCATTGATGAGCCATGTGATTGTCGCTTTAACAAACTCTGCCTCTGCCGTTAGCTCAGCTCCTGTAAATCCATCAGGATCAAGTGCGGAGTCACCTTCAATGTAGTTTGCTAAACCCAAGGTTTTTGTAAGAGGAAACGTATTGTACAAATCAGCAAATACCTGACCTGCAATCTCGTCAAACCTGTCAATGTTGGACATGATTATGAATAACTCCCTGTACGAAAGAGAAGAAGAGAAAGCAGCTCTGATAAAAGAACTGCAAGTTGCTATTACATCACAACTTACCGGAGAAATGGACTGGGTGAGAACAAGAGCTTTTTGGGCTGCACGATTACCAATGATACCTGCGGAGGTATTGGCTGAATCGCTAACCGCCGCGATCAGCACAGGGGCGGCAATTCTGGCATCAAAGAACAGGTGAAAATGAATCTCATCTGTGAAAGGTACTCCTGGCGGTTTGGAGCACCGAGGGGGCGAGGACACGCGGGAAACGGCTAGTTTTTTGCATTTTATGGGTTTCATCATCATCTGTTTAACCTCTTGATATTTCAGTCCTGATCATTTGCAGGATGTCGAAATGACTATTTTTTGTTCACCATCATGGATAACGAACTCAAAAATTTCCGGCTGAATATCACGCAGCTGGCAGCCATTACCGATCTGCACCGCCAGACGGTCGCGAGCAAGCTTGCAAATGTTCAGCCGGCACCGGGCAGCAATCCAAAACTTAAGCTTTATGCCATCACCGATATCCTCAGGGAGTTGCTGACGAGTACCACACCGTCGGAGCTGGTGGACGTCGACAAAATGCTTCCCCCCGATCGTAAAGCCTGGTTTCAGTCGGAGCGTGAAAGGCTCAAGTTTCAGCAGGAAACAGGGGAGCTGATCCCGGCGTCAGAAGTCACCAGAGAATTTTCCTCCATGGCAAAAGCAATGGTTCAGGTGCTGGAGACGTTACCCGACATCCTTGAACGAGACTGCGCCATGACCCCTTCCGCAGTTGTCAGGGTGCAGCAGGTTATTGACGATCTGCGTGACCAGATAGCCCTCAAAGTTGAGCAGGCCGACTCACCAGAACAGGAGGAAATGCCAGAAGAGGAGTAAATCATGCGACAGGCCACGGCAGCGGAAGTCAGGCGTAACGCTTCCGCCATTCTCAAAGCCCCGCGCCGTATGCCTGTGGCTGAGGCGGTTCAAAAATTTATGCGCGTACCTATGGGGGCCGGTAACTCGGTACCGTGGGATCCTGCTGTCGCTCCCTATGTGATAGAGCCGATGAACTGCCTCGCGATGCGTGAATACGATGCAGTGGTGTTTGTTGGACCGGCACGAACGGGGAAAACGATCGGCCTGGTGGATGGCTGGGTTGTATACAACATTGTCTGTGACCCGTCCGATATGCTCGTCGTTCAGATGACCGAAGAGAAAGCGCGTGAGCACTCTAAAAAACGTCTGGCGAGAACGTTTCGTGTCAGTCCAGAAGTGGCGAAACGCCTGAGCCCGTTGCGAAACGACAACAACGTGCATGATCGTACTTTTCTGGCGGGCAACTATCTCAAGATTGGCTGGCCTTCCATCAACATCATGTCCTCGTCAGATTTCAAATGTGTAGCGCTCACCGATTATGACCGCTTCCCTGAGGACATCGATGGCGAGGGTGACGGTTTTACCCTGGCTTCCAAGCGTACCACCACCTTTATGTCCGCCGGGATGACTCTGGTGGAGTGTTCGCCAGGCCGGGACATTCGCGACAGCAAATGGCGCCGAAAATCTCCCCATGAAGCACCACCAACTACAGGCGCGCTTTCGTTGTACAACCGTGGAGATCGCCGTCGCTGGTACTGGCCGTGCCCGCATTGTGGTGAATATTTTCAGCCTGCGATGGAGGCGATGACCGGATACCGTGATGAACCTGATCCGGTAAAAGCCAGTGAGTCGGCTCATCTGCTTTGTCCGCATTGCAGCACCATTATCACCGCAGATAAAAAGCGCGAGCTTAACGGGGTGGGTGTCTGGTTGCGTGAAGGTCAGAGTATTGACCGGGACGGCAAGATTTCCGGTGAGCCGCGACGCTCGCGCATAGCGTCGTTCTGGATGGAGGGGCCCGCAGCCGCGTACCAGACTTGGGCGCAGCTGGTGTACAAACTGCTTACGGCTGAGCAGGAGTATGAGGCTACCGGCAGCGAAGAAACCCTCAAGGCGGTTATCAACACCGACTGGGGGCTGCCGTACCTGCCGCGCTCGGCCAGCGAACAGCGACGCGCCGATGTGCTGATGCAGCGTGCGGAGGATTACGGTAAACGCCTGGTTCCGCCGAAGGTGCGTTTCCTGCTGGCAGCCGTCGACGTTCAGGGCGGGAAAAAGCGCCGTTTCGTCGTGCAGATAATTGGTTATGGCGAAAACGGTGAACGCTGGCTTGTGGATCGCTACAACATCCGCCAATCCCTGCGCTGCAATGAACATGGCGAGGCGGAGCCAGTCCACCCCGGCGCGTATCCGGAGGACTGGCAGCTGCTTGTCTCCGATGTGCTGGAAAAAACTTACGCGCTTCAGTCTGACCCGACGCGGCGTATGCCGGTGCTGGCCATGGCCGTCGACAGCGGCGGTGAGGAAGGGGTGACAGATAATGCCTATAAATTCTGGCGCCAGTGTCGCCGGGATGGTCTGGGTAAGCGTGTCTATCTGATCAAGGGCGACAGCACAAAACGCCAGAAAATTATTACCAAAACTCACCCGAATAATACCGAACGCAGTGACCGTCGCGCTGATGCGCGTGGCGAGGTGCCGGTGTATCTGCTGCAAACCGACCTGCTCAAGGATCAGCTCAGCAATAACCTTGATCGTGAGACTCCCGGAGCAGGCTATATCCATTTTCCCGACTGGCTGGGGGAGTGGTTCTACGAGGAACTCACCTACGAAGAGCGCGGCGTGGATGGCAAATGGCGTAAGCCAGGCAAGGGCGCCAACGAAGCCTTTGACCTGTTCTGCTATGCCCACGCCGTCGCGGTTCTGCGCGGCTACGAAAAAATTCGCGACTGGGAAAAACCTCCTGCATGGGCTGAGCCGCAGGATCTCAACCCAAATATTCATCAAGGGGAACGCCCCAGGGAGATAACCGTGAAAAAAAACAAAACCGTTCAGCCACAAGTCAGGGCTGAGCCTGAGAAAGAAAACACGCTTTCCGGCAGCTGGCTGGGTTCTTCCGGTAGGGGAGGAGGCTGGCTGTGAAGAAAGACGACATCTGGAGAACGCTGGTGATGGTGCGCCAGGCCTACCAGGACTCGCTGGACGGCAAGAGTATTTCTTTCACCGGCGTTAACGGTCGCGCCATCACTAACCACGATCCGAAAGCGCTCCGCGATGAGCTTGAATACTGGGAGCGTCGCTGGCGCGCGGTCAACAGCCGTGGTGGTTCGTACAAACTCGCTAACTTTCTGTAAGGCGTTCTATGGGCATTCTTGAAAGAACACTGAGGGCAATTTCCCCCGGGTGGGCCGCGGCACGCGAGCGGGATCGACTCCGGCTTAATGCGTATGAAGCGGCAAATCCGTCACGGTTGCACAAGGCGAAAAAGCAAAGCCAGTCGGCGGACACCTCTGTGTTTGCAGCAGGTCAGTCCCTGCGGGAACAGGCCCGGTGGCTTGATGAAAACCATGATCTGGTGATCGGCCTGTTCGACAAAATGGAAGACCGGGTGATTGGTGCCCACGGGATCCATGTTGAGCCTCAGCCCCTCGATCTGGAGGGGAATCTTCATTCCGATTTCGCCGGGAAACTTTCGGCGCTCTGGGCTGAATGGTCCGTGCGTCCTGAGGTGACTGGCATGTTCACCCGCCCGGAAGCCGAACGCCTGCTGCTGCGTTCAGCACTGCGTGACGGGGAAGTGTTCACTCAACTGGTCAGGGGGAATGTGCCGGGTCTGCAACATTCCACCTCCGTACCGTTCTCGCTGGAAATGCTGGAGGCGGATTTTGTTCCGTTCAACCTTAACAGCACCGCCGGCCAGCAGGTTCGCCAGGGCATCATCGTTAACAACTGGGGACGTCCCGTCGGCTACCGCGTTTACATGTACCACCCGGCAAATATGACGCGGTTCAGCGCTGAACTTAAAACCGTCTCAGCTGAAAACATGCTTCACCTTGCGCAGCGCAAGCGTCTGCACCAGCTGCGCGGTATCAGCCTGATCCACGGAGTCATTACCCGTCTTTCTGACATCAAGGATTATGAAGAGAGTGAACGCGTTGCCGCCCGTATTGCCGCTGCGCTGGGGTTCTATATCAAGCGCGGAGATGCGCAGTCTCTTGGTGAAGACGGGGAGTTTTCACCTCCCGGCGGCCAGCGTCATTACGATATCGCCCCGGGCATGATTTACGACGACCTGCGCCCGGGTGAAGACCTGGGCATGGTGGAATCAAATCGCCCGAATGTTCACCTCTATGAATTCCGAAACGGACAGATGCGGGCCGTGGCCGCAGGCACGCGCGGCAGCTATTCCAGCATTGCCCGGGACTATAACGGCACCTACAGCTCCCAGCGTCAGGAGCTGGTGGAGAGCTTCGAAGGGTACAACGTCCTGCAACAGTGGTTTGTCGGCCAGCACAGCCGGCCCGTTTACCGCGCATGGCTGGCGATGGCGTTGCTGAGCGGCGTTGAAGTGCCGCCGGATGTGGATCCGAATTCTCTCTATAACGCGCTTTATCTCGGCCCGGTGATGCCGTGGATTGATCCGGGGAAAGAGGCTAATGCCTGGAAAGCCATTGTTCGTGGCGGTGCTGGTACCGAAGCGGAATGGGCACGGGCGCGGGGTAAAAACCCGCAGGAGGTTAAACGCCAGCGACTGCGTGAAACCGAATTTAACCGTCAACACGGGCTGGTGTTTGATTCCGACGCCGCCAACGACAAAGGAGCGATGCCAGATGCAACGGCAAAACCAAAAGATGATCGGCGCGAGCCGGACGATGAGGATTAACCCCCGCGCCAGCCTGGCGGGTGTCGATGCGGCAAACGGTCAGTGCTGGTACGAAATCCGCGCGCTGTCTGCCGGGCGCGTCGAAATCTTCCTCTATGACGTGATCGGCGGCTGGGGCATCACAGCCCAGCAGTTCGTCGCGGACTGTAAAGACGCCGGGGTGTTTGACGCCAGCGCGGTGAATTTACATATCCACAGCCCCGGCGGCGATGTCATGCAGGGATTTGCCATCTACAACACCCTGTCGCGGCTGAAAGCGAAAGTGGATATCTGGGTGGACGGGGTGGCGGCCAGCATGGCCTCGATGATTGTCTGCCTGCCCGGCGCCACGGTGCACATGCCGGAAAACGCCTGGATCATGGTCCACAAACCGTGGGGCGGGATCGCCGGGGATTCTGATGACATGCGCGATTATGCCGCGTGGCTTGATCGTAACGAAGCCCTGATGCTCAGCGCCTATATGAATAAAACCGGACTGGGGCAGGAGGAGCTGGAAGCGATGCTGAAAGCGGAGACCTGGCTTAACGGGGCCGAGGCAGTGGAGAAAGGTTTCGCTGACACGCTTGAACCTGAACTACAGGCTGCGGCCTGTGTGAATGAAAATAAACTGAAGGATTACCAGAACATGCCAGAACAGATTAAATCTCTTTTTGCGCCGCGCGCCGAAGCTCCGGTGAATCAGCCACAGCAGCCCGCGCCGGTACAGACGAACCTGAACCCGCCAGCGCCACAACAGCCCGCGCAGCAGATGACTAATATCGATATCACTGCGCTGGCCCAGCAGCTGCAACAGCAGATGCAGACGGCAAACGCTGAACGCGTGAACACGGTTTCCGCTGTTTTTGAGGCGTTCCCGACCTTCGCAACACTGAAGGCGGAATGTCTGGCCGACTTCTCCTGCACGGCGGAAAAAGCCCGAGACAGACTCCTCCAGGCGCTGGCGGCAGGAACTACGCCGAGTGCCGGTCCGGGTGCTATTCATCTTTATGCCGGAAACGGCAATCTGGTCGGTGACTCCATCCGTGCTGCGGTAATGAGCCGCGCGGGCTATGCGCAGGCTGAAAAAGATAACGCCTACAACGGTTATACCCTGCGTGAACTGGCGCGAGCTTCCCTTGTGGATCGCGGGATCGGTATTTCAGGTGCAGGGACAGCACAGGCGATGGTCGGCCTTGCGTTTACCCACAGCAGCAGCGATTTCGGCAATATCCTGATGGATGTGGCGCACAAGGCGGCACTGATGGGCTGGGACGAGGCCACTGAATCATTCGAACAGTGGACCCGTAAAGGCACCCTGACTGATTTCAAAACCGCGCACCGCGTCGGTCTGGAATCACTTGCATCGCTTCGCAAGGTCCGTGCCGGGGCGGAATATAAATATGTCACCATCAAAGATCGCGGCGAGCCGATTGCGCTTGCGACCTACGGCGAACTTTTCAGCATTGACCGCCAGACCATCATCAATGATGACCTGGACATGCTGACCCGTATCCCGCAGGCAATGGGCCTTGCCGCGCGTGCCACCGTGGGCGATCTGGTGTGGGCAGTTCTGACCAGCAACCCAAAAATGTCCGACGGCAAGCCGCTGTTCCACGCCGATCATGGCAACCTGGTCTCCGCCGATCTGAGTATCGAAGGCCTGGATACGGCGCGTAAGGCGATGCTGCTGCAAAAATCAGGCGACCGCCGTCTGAATATTCGCCCGGCCTACATGCTGACGCCAGTGGCCATCGAGTCCCGCGCTAACCAGCTGATCAAATCTGCAAGCGTACCGGGCGCGGACGCGAACAGCTGTATCGTTAACCCGATCCAGAACTTTGTGACGGTGTCCTCTGAAGCTCGCCTCGATGACAGCAGCCCGACGGATTACTACCTGACCGCCGCACAGGGACGCGACACCATTGAGGTGGCGTATCTGGACGGTATTGATACGCCATACCTTGAGCAGCAGCAGGGCTTCACCGTTGACGGTGCCGCGTTCAAGGTACGCATCGATGCCGGTGTGGCACCGCTTGACTGGCGCGGCATGGTTAAAGTCACCAAAAAATAACGACCGTCATCTGACGGTTTTTTATTACGGGGCGGCGCGTGCTGCTCCTTTTTTGTCTGGAGAGAAAAATGGCGAAAAATTATCAGCAGGATGGCAAAACCCTTGATTTTCAGAATACCGGTGCGACCGATATTCATTCGGGTGACGCCGTGCTTTCAGGTGCGCTGGTGGGCGTTGCTCACGACGACATTCCGGCAGGGTTGTGGGGGGTGCTGCATACCACGGGGGTGTTCGTCCTGCCAAAGGCAGCGGAAGCGGTTACTGTCGGCCAGAAGCTCTATCTGGCAGACGGTAAACTGACTGCGGAAGCGGGTGAGGCGGCGGCTCCGAATCCTCTGGCGGGCACGGCCTGGGCTGAGGCCGCGGCGGATGCGGATTCTGTTCCGGTCCGGCTTGGTTACTGATGAACCGCTTTCGGCAACGCCTGTTAAAAGCGGATGCCCGGATACCTGACGCTCTCTGAGCTCGCCACTGTCCGGCGTCGCCGTCTGCCCGGTGATATGGTTATCTGGATGTTCGTGGCTATGCCCTTTTTCCGTAATGAGCGATGCAATGTGGTCCGTCGCCTTAACCTGAGTGCTGATGGTGAAGCAGGTATGAACCTGCTGGCCCGCAGCGCTGTCACCCAGGCTCGCCAGCGGGTGGGAGCGGCTCCGGTTGAATGGCTCTTTCGGCACACCGCGCAGACCCGGGGAGCCGAGCTCTACCAAATAGATGACCGCCTCAGCCATGGCCCTTAAACGCTTAGTTTGAATGTCTAATTCAGAGATGATTTCGTCAGGATGAAGATTTGAATGAGAACAGAAGTCTTCAAGCTTACTTCCATATTGTCAAAAAGCGGTTATCAAAATTCTATGTAAACTATAAAAAATCAATGGGTTAAGATGAAGTTAAAAATGTTCGTATTGATAATGAAATCAATGAAAAGTGTCATTTACTCAATACGTTAGCTTTATTAAGTATAACTACTGCTGCGTCATATGGAATGGTTCGAAGCCGCAGACCTGATCGTTAAGGGTATGGAAGGCGCGATTAACGCGAAAACCGTCACCTATGACTTTGAACGTCTGATGGAAGGCGCTAAACTGCTGAAATGCTCAGAGTTTGGCGACGCGATTATCGCGAACATGTAATCCACTCGCTGGGTTAAATGACAACGGGAGCCTGAGGGTTCCCGTTTTTTATGCACACAAGACGGAAACAACGCTATGACCCATGATATCCCGCTCAAGTATTATGACATCGTCGACGAGTATGCGACTGAAACGGCGAAACCGGTAGAAGAGGCAGAGCGTACGCCGCTGGCACACTATTTCCAGCTGCTGCTCACTCGCTTATACAACAATGAGGAAATCAGTGAAGAGGCGCAGCGGGAGATGGCTGTCCAGGCGGAGATAGACGAAGCGCGCATTGACGATATTGCGAACTTCCTGAATCAGTGGGGCAATGAATAACGCGTCATCGCGCTGAGTCTGCCAGCAGCCTGGCGAGGTCGTGCCGGGTTAGCGACTTTGAAAAGTACCAGCCTTGTACGAGGGCATCGGGGTATCTCTGCGCGATGAACTGAAATTGTGTTTCGCTTTCAACCCCTTCAAAAACCAGGGTTTTGTTCAGTTTAGCGAGCGCGTCGCTGAAGATCACCAGGATATCCTGTTTATAGTGCTCGCTGATGCCGTCCACTAATGACTTATCTACCTTGATTTCGTCATATTTGAGATTAGTGAGCCTGGCAAGATTAGAGTTTTGCACGCCAAAATCGTCTATTGAAATTTTGACGCCTGCCGATTTAAGCTCCTCACAAAACTCTTCAAGGATGGCCGAGGTGGAAACGCCATTCTCGGATAACTCAACTTTGATTAACGATAAAGGAATCGCGTTCTCTGAGCATGCATGACGTAATACCGACAGGAATTTGCCGTCTTCAATTTCCGTCCGGCCAACGTTCAGTGAAATCATTAACTGATGTTCAGCGGCCAGCGCGGCAATTTCCGCCAGGGATTTCTTTATCATGTTCTGATAATAAACGTTATACAGGCCAATTTTTTTGATTAACGGGATAAACAGCTCAGGAGAAACCTCTTTGTGATTGTTATCCTGCCATCTTGATAACACTTCAACCCCGACGATTTTCTTATCAGCCACCCGAATAACGGGCTGAAAATGAACGCTGATGGTATTCGCTTTCACCGCCTTGACCAGCGTTCGCTCCAGAGAACGTCGGTCTTCATACAGTCGAAGAGAAAACAGCGTCAGGGATACCCAGATAAAGTATAAAAACAGGCACAGAAGCACCATCACTACGTGGGAGAGCGAAGCCAGTCCGGCATCGTGGTGTGTGACGGTAACGCACAAATCCCAGCGCGTACTGCACTCTGTCACAGCCAGCGTAAATAACAGAGACTGTAAGCGGCTGAAGTTTTCTGATGGCGGCGTAACGGTGAAAAAGGTGCGGCCGAAATCTTTAGTGGAAGAACGAAGCGAATAGTTGGCGGTAACGGGGGCAAATTTATCGTAGGCTGAACGGGAGGTGAAAATAATAAGGTGGTTATAAATTGTCGCATTACCGATAAAGAAATCTTTCTGCGAAAACTGCGCCAGACTGAATCCGTTCTGGGTTTTATGCAGCTCAGGGGGAAGGGCGATGGGATTTGCCAGCTTGCCCCAAAACGCGGTGCAGGTGATTTTCCCCTTTTCAATAAACCCCACATCGGCGAAATAGAGACTACGCATCTTTAATTTTCGGTAGACGTTCAGACTGGCGCTATCGCATCCCTGCACGGTGGTATTTTTAAGCGTACTGGCGATATTTTGTGTTAACTCTTCGGAATAGCTTAAGAGCGTGTGGGAGATCTCCCTCTGCCGGTTCTTTTGCTGCTCAACGATAATGGCGTTAACCGCATACAGCGACAGGACGACCATTAGGGTTGAGATGATAGCAACGGCAATGGCCTTCTTCATTTTCCTGCTGTCCCGCCACGTCCTGAGGTGCAGGGATCTTATCACAGGTCATAAAAGCTACAAGTATGAGAGTTGAGCCGGCACGGAATCGGAAGGAAATCCACCCTGCCAGGCTCCTTTCAACTCAGAACCACTCAAACCGTGTTGAGAGCAGTAACAGTAGCGTACTGGCAGAAACAAGATTAAGGCAGATGACGAACTTGCTCGATACGTTCATGTTATCAACGCTTTTTGGTTATTCAGAAGCCACAGAGAATAGCGTTTCACCTCCACAGAAAAAACGCCAGATTTTGGTGGGTTGAGGCAAAAAAAAAGCCCACTAAAAAGTGGGCAAGAAATACTGGAAGCAATGTGAGCAATGTCGTACTGAATACCTGAGTTATTTGCTCAACTATTCAGTAATGAGAAAGATAATCTTTCTCAGTAGAAGATGCAACCCCAGGATGAGTGTGGATCGACATTTTTTACTGCTCATATTTTACTCAAACGAGCCGTGTGATTCTTATCACAAATTTCCTTTCTCAGATCCTGTGCTATCCTTTTCTGTGTCGTTGATTTAATGACAAAAACCATACAGAGAGGAAAGCT